GTCAAATGTTAATGTTCCAAAAGCATTAGTACCATCTCTTTTAATACCTATTTGATTATTTACAGTAAGCTCATGTGAAGGTGCTACACCTACACCCACCCTAGAATTTGTAGTATCTACTATAAAGACATCACCACCATCTCCATCTTTTCTAACCAGTAGTGCTTCTGTGCTATTTATGTCTATTGTTGAAGTGCCTTGTAGTACCTCATTTAAACTTAATGATATGCCACCTGAAACAGTTAAGTCACCTGTAATAGTGACATCCCCATCCATTGTTCCACCATTGCCAAGATTCTTGACATTGGTTTGCCCCATAGTTCCAAACATATTAAATCTCCACCATTCTTACTGCACCTGTAGTAGTGCTAGTAGAGTTAAAGTTAAAATATACGGTATTACCTAATCCTCTAGGTACTGTAATAAAAAATTGTGTATTAGCTGGTATTAGTAAATCGTTACTAGCATTTACGTTTGTTTCAGATGTAGTAAAGCTATAATATATTTCTACTGCTGAATACACCCCTAACGTTGATGTATTACTTGCTAATAATTTATGTGATGTGTTTGCTACGTCTGCTGAACTTCCTGCCGTTCCTGCTGTTGATACTGTCCAACTACCACCAACTGTAGCGTTTACTGCTTCTTGTACTGAATGTCTATGTAGGTCTGCCATTTTTCTCCCTCTCTAAGCTATGACACAAGCGTGAACGAGACTTGTGATTATTTATTTATTCTTCTTCTGAAGATTCCTCAACTGATTCTTTGTATGGAGTAAAATCATCTTCTCCATTAATTCGCTCATAATCTTTTTTGAGTTCTTCTAATTTTTCAGGATGCTCAAAGATAATAGTATCTTCAATTCTTTCTACTTTACCTGATTTTTTTTCTTTCCAATATTGCATAATATCTCCAAGTGATTGGGGGCAGGATAAACCCACCCCCAACTATGATTAGCTTACGTTAGTAAACTTTACACCTTTGATGTTATCAGAATCATCAATTATCTTTACTCCATAAAGCAAATCTGCGACCACTTTAGTACCTAAAGCATCAATCGAATATTCACTTTGAACTCTTACATCCTGCTGTGAAGCAAATGCACAAGCTGAACGATGGAATATAGCACCCGGAATTGTACTAGCTGTACCACCTGTAGAAACTGTGTTTGACATATAAACATCAATTCCGTAAAGTGATCCTACCATTCCAGACCTTAAACCACGATTTCCTTCTCCAACAGCATCATTTCTTATGAAATACTGAGCTATACCAGCAGAAGGATTTAGAATGTCTGCAAATAAAGTTGGATTAACAACCATTGCACACTCTCCATCCATGTAAGGTACATCATTTTCACCTAACGTTGCTAGAGCAGATTCAAATACACCTGCTGTTAAAGTATCATCAGCAGATAAAGCCTGAGACTGATTAAGACCATCTAATTCTGACCATATATCAGCATCTACCTGACGGCTAAGAGCTTCACCCATCATTCTTGAATACTTTTCTACTAAATCAGCTTCAGATTGGATCAAAGTCAAATCTTCAAACAACTTAGCGACATATTTGTGCTTATTAACAGTTAACTGAGTTTCTGTAGTTGCAGTTGCATCATAAGATACATCAGCACCAGCAGATTTATCAGATGCACTTATTAAACTCATTTCTGGAATATGAAGAACATCTCCATAGCCTTTTCCAGCAAAAAGAGCAGAATAATCATCTACTAATCCACGAAATACAGATTTTCTTTCAAAATACTTATAAATTCCATCTGCCCAGATCTCAGGAATAAAGTGCTGGTCAGTTGTGTTGGTAACAGCGTCACCTTGATAATGTTTAGACATTTATTTTACCTTTTAACGTATGACTCCAATATTGTACCCCAGTTCCTTCTACGTTCTTCACTAGACATTTCAGTCCAATCACCTATCTTTTCAGTAGGTATTGTTCCTTTAGTGTCAGGTGGGTTTACTTTTTCTACTTCTGTAAACTCTTCAACAATATTTAAAAGAACCTCAGTATCAACATTGGCAAATTTTTCTCTTTTCGATTCAGGAAGTTGAGCTAAAGCACCTTCACGAAGTCTTTTATCCATTGAATCCCATCTATCCTTATAGGGTTTATAAGATTCAAGTTGCTTGACAAGCTCTGTATTAAGCTCTTGCCATTTTTCTTCTTCTTGAAGTTTTGCTCTTTTGCCTTCTTCCTCTTTACTTTTAAATGATTCAAGCATCTCACGAAGTTCATTTCTTTCTGAAATAACTTCATTTAATCTTGAAATAGGTACATTGTTTTCGCCTTGTGTGACGTTTTCCTGTTTTACATCTGGCTCGATGGTCGTTTCTTCAGACATTTTTACCTCTTTAGTGAGTTATGAATTATGCAAGAATTATCCTTGCATTAAAGATATGCTATAATGTAAGTTAGTTAAGTATTCTAATGCAAGAAAAAAATTACGAATTTAAGAAAAAGTGGTTTGACTACTTAGGATATAAACCTCATAGTGGTCAAATGCCTTTGCATTACCCTAAAAAGCAAGATGCTAGATTTCAAGTAGTGGTATGTGGTAGGAGATTTGGTAAGACTTGGGCAAGTGCGATGGAAGCTACTTATGTAGCATCTCAGCCAAACAAAAGAATTTGGGTGGTAGGGATGTCGTACAAAAAAGCTAGGTTGATATTTCGTGAGATTTGGCAACGTATGGTTGTTGGTCATGCAGATGATGTAGATAAGGCATCAGAAAAAGATATGTACATTCGTTTTAAATGGGGTACAATCGTAGAGGGAATGTCAGCAGACAATCCATCAAGTCTTGTTGGTGAAGGTTTAGACTTATTGGTAATTGATGAGGTTGCCAAGATGAATAAAAAGATTTGGGATATGTATTTATCTCCAACAGTTGCAGGTAGAAAAGGTAAGGTTATATTTATAACAACACCAGAGGGTAGAAACTGGATATATGATTTGTTTAAACTAGGGGCAGATGATCCAATGTGGGAAAGCCATACGTCTCCATCATGGATAAACGAACACGAGTTTCCATTAGGATTAAATGATCCTGCTATAATTGAAAGAAAAAGAAATATGTCTAAGGAACTTTTTGGACAAGAGTTCGGAGCAGAGTTTTCTGTATTTGAGGGTAAGGTTTGGGATTTCAACAGAGACTTAGATACAGGAGACTTTCCATACGACCCTAACCTACCTACATATTGCTCTATTGACTTTGGCTATCGTATGCCAGCAGTTTTATTTATGCAGACATATTGGGATGGAGAACTAGAACATATTAGAGTTTTTGATTCTATTCTACATAAGCAAAATATAAAAACAGAAGATTTGATAAAGATGATCAAAACCAAAGGCTACCCTATTATGTCTTACTATGGTGATCCTGCAGGTAGCAATGTTCAGGGTCAGAGTGGTGCTGGAGATATGGAAATATTTAGACGTAGTGGCATTAGGATTATATCAGCAAGAGATAGAATGAGTAGAAACCTTGTTGCTAGTATAGCATACACAAGAGGATTTTTTGAAAGTGCAGATGGGATAAGGAGAGTCCATGTAGATAGAAAGTGCAAAGATTTGATAGAAGATTTTGAGGAGTACAGGTATCCTGAAAGCGAAGATGGGAAACCAATAAAAGAAGAACCATTAAAAGATGGTACCCATGATCACGGAAACGATGCTTTCAGATATTTTATTATTAATAGGTTTCCTATGAGGAATAACGAAATGAAGAGGATTCAAAGATGATTCAAAGAGTATTAAAAGATAAATTACTAGAAACTAAGCTAATGATCTCTCATGCTAGAAGAAATGAAATAAGAAAGCATTTAGATTATTACTCTGGAGTTTCTGTAGAGCAATATATAACTAATTACTTTAGTGGAGATGCTTTTAGAGAGATACCACCAAGTGTAACTAACTTTACTAGGAAATTTATCAATAAGATAAGCCGTATTTACAGTTTAGGAGCAAAAAGAAACGTAGGTGATGCTACAGAACGCTATGAGCAGTTGATACCAACTAAAAATGTTCGTATGAAACACTCAGAAAGAATGACTAGACTTCTAGGCACTGTTGCTAACAGAGTTCATTGGAAAGATGGTTACTTTGACTATAGACCTATCTATTACTTTGAGGTTTACTTTGACGATGACCCATTTGTACCTAGTTCTATAGTGTACCCATTGCTAAATAACACAGCAGACCTATCCAACACAGATAATATGCAATGGGAGTACTGGGATAGTGAAAAATATGGACTAATGGATGAAGAAGGTAAGATGTTGAGTGAGATACCTAATCCTTATGGCATTATTCCTTTTGTTTTTACTCATAGAGAAGATCAGATAGACTCTTTTTTTGTTGAGGGTGCCTCCGATATTATAAACTGTAATGAACAGGTAAATATTGCTCTTACTGAGATGAACTTAGGTATGAGGTTTAATATGTTTGGTCAGCCGTGGGTTACAGGTCTTAGAGCAGATCAAAGTATGCTAAGAGCAGGCTCCAACACAATCTTAGATATGGGTGAAGATGGTGCTTATAATATAACAAGTCCATCAGGCAATATTATGGAAGCTATAGAGAATATAAAGTTTCAAATGGAACTTGTAGCTATTAATAACCACCTATGGATACAGTTTGCTGAATCTGGTGGTGAAGTTCCTAGTGGAATATCACTAATGATTAAGGATATGGAAAGAAAAGAAGATTACTACGATGATATTGCTCTCTGGAGAATGTATGAGCAAGATTTTTACAATGTTGAGCGTGTAATAGCAGGATACAATGGTATAAACTTGCCAGAACAGTTCGGAGTGGACTTTGAAGAGATTGACTATCCTAAGACAGTACAGGATCAGATACTAAAAGATCAGTTTGACATCCAAAATAACCTAACTACTAGGGCAAAAATAATGGTTCGTGATAATAAAGACCTAACAGTTGAACAAGCACAATCTATTATCAATGAAAATAAATCTGTAAATGATGTAGAAAATCCTCAGCAAGCGAATGAAAATTAAAGTATTAACTACTTTTAGTTTTAATAAACTTGCAAAGCAGATGCCTAATATAATCAATGACTATCTAAGTGGATATGCAAAAGATACAGTAAAAGGTACACGAAACAATATAGATAGAGGCATTGGAGCAGATGGAAAAAGATTAAAGCTAGGTAAGACTTCTTATCGTGCAGGTGAACAAGCTCTTTTTAATACTGGAGAAATGTACAACAGCTTAAAAAGTAGAAAAGGCACTCTTACTATAAAAAAGTACGGCTATGGTCACAATCAAGGTGATTTTCCAACAGTTTCAGGAACT